GATACCCAGATGGCCTCAACGGCGGGCCGGTCCTTCCGGGTGGTTCTGATGGTCGCCAGCGTCTCGAACGGTAGCCAGTCGGCGCCGCCTGCCTCGCAGACGATCACCTGGCCGTCGCGGCCGCGACACCAAGCCGCCAGGTGGGCATAGTCGATGCCCTTCGACCCGCAGGTATAGTGCCGCCCCATCTCCTTGTACGGCGGATCAACGAACCACGTCGCCGGGCCGGGCACCTCGAGCTCGCGATAGCTCCCGTGAACGATCCGCCAGTGCCGAATATCCTCGAGCTGCGAGGCGATGGTGTGTCGCACCCGATCGCCCCAGAAGCTGCCGGGGTACTTGCCCGAGCGCATCCACGACGAAGGGGTCTTGCAGGGCCGCTGGTTGCCTTTGTTGAGCCAGAAGCCCACCAGCCACCGCGCCTCTTGGCAGAGGCCGGGAACGTCGTCCACGGTCCCATTCAGGGGCACGTCGGAGATAGCCATGATCTCTTGCGGCCGCACGCGCAGCAGGTAGGACCAGACGCCGGCCACGATGGGATCGAGGTCGCACAGAACGACACGGCGATCGGGGTATCGCAGCGAGTAACCCGCCGACCCTGCGAACGGCTCCACGATCGTCCCGTGGAGGGGCGCAGGGTAGTACATGCGGGCGTGCCGCCACTTTCCCCCGTAGTAGCCGAAGAAAGGCCGCAGGGTCTTCATCGGGTGTATGTCTCCTTCACTGGTAGGGATGTTCGGGTGGGTTACTCGATGTCCACGTAGGCTTTGCGGAGGGCCTCGTATTCCTTGCCGCTAATCCAGTAGCCCGCGCCGTGCTCGGGATGTTCCAGCGTCTCCGCGTTGCCAGCGACATCGCCGGCAGCATCCACGAGGGCATCCACCAGGCCGAGGAAGTCATGAAGGCGATCTGCCTCCTTCTCGATCTTGGCCGCAACCTCTCGGGCCTCGGTCGTGTCGGTGATGTAAGTGGTCCTAAAGCTCATGTGACGTTCCTTTCGTTCATCGTGAGAGGGGTTTGAATCAGGCGGCGTCTGCCGCCAATATCAGCCGGCCAACGTATTCACCGACCTGGCGCACGACTCCGTTTCCGGCAAGGCGGACGCGGTGTGCCCGATCGGCCACCCCATCAGCCACTCCCAGAGGGCGGGGTCGGCTTCGCCAGTAATCCCCATCCGTAGCAGGGCGCCAATCACCGAGTTTCGAGAGTATTGGGAGGGCGGCAGCGTCACATTCTTCCCGTCGTTCGCCGTGGGCGTGGGCCACGATGAACAGGCGCTCCCGTGTGTGTGGGGCACCCAGGGCGCACGCGGATAGCAGTGCCCACTCCGCATCAAACCCGAGCTGGGCCAAGTCTCGCAGAACTCTTCCGAAGTACCGTCCAGCTTCACTTGAGAGAAGCCCTGGCACGTTTTCAACCACAATCCATCTGGGCTTAGTGCCGCGAATGATTCGGACAAACTCATCCCAGAGGTCGCGTTCGTCCTCACTGGCGAGGCGCTTTCCTGCGATTGAGTGGGGCTGGCATGGCAGTCCACCTGCAAGAAGGCCAATTGGTGGTAGGTCATCGGTGCTCACCTCGCGTATGTCTCGCCAACGCGGAATATTGCGCCAGTGGCGCTCCAGAACACGGTTGGCGTAGGGATTGATCTCCACCTGGAAGGCGCATTCCATTCCGGCGTCTTCTAACCCTAAGTCCAGACCGCCACCGCCCGAAAACAGGCTTCCAAAGCGCATCGGGTTGTCTCCTTCACTTCGGGGGGTGCTTCAATCGGCCTTAGGCGGGCGCGGGCCTGGATTCATTAGGCCTTGGCGATATGCCTCTTCACGCCGTGCAATTCCGCAAGAATGGCAGCCCCTAGACATTCCCCGCGACAGGTTGTTGTCTTGCACGTCTTTGACGGTGCCGCACTTGCATCGGCATAGCCAGTGCCTGGGCTTTGTGCCGCGCTCGATGACCGTCCAATCGCCAAATTGACGACCTATCCAGCGCTCTTCCGTGGCCTCGCGAAGCACGTGCCCCTGCCTGCATGTCTCGTTCGGGCAGCTCGGTATCTTGGCGTCCAGGGGACGGGTCCATGTGGTTCCACAGGCCCCGCAGCGAAGCCTAATGCGATTCCGATCCCCCTCCCTAACGAAGCCGTCGAAGATGTGGCCCTTCTGGCGGGCCAACTCCTCATACTTCAGGCGAAACTCGGCCTGCACATATCCGGCCAGTTCGGATTCGGCTACGATCTGGCGAACACGTTCACGGGAAATACCCACGCGCCTACCGACCTCAGCTTGGCTTAGGCCTTCGAGCAGGAGTCCAAGCACCTCTTGCCGTCGCTCGTCGTTTCTTCGTTTGTCGTTGTGCGTCATCACGCTCACTGTCTGCTCCTTGGGTTCATCCTGTTGGATGATCTACTCGACGAAGCTCTTGCAGCACCCAGGGCAGCCGCTAGGCGTGTGCCAGGCGTATTCCGTGTACTTCGTGCCGCAGCTATGCACGCGCTCGCGGGCTGCCTGCTCTTCGATGTGGCCGCAGCCCAGGCACTCGTAGCGCATCACCTTGGCCTCGTAGTCTGGGCCGCCCGTGACGGTGAATCGCTTGCAGGAGTCGCATTGAACGAACCCACCCACAGGCAAGTCGCGCACGTAGAGCGCATAGAATCCAGGCCCCTCATATCCGCCCTCAATCAGCTCGTCCGTCTTGGTCTGCCACTTCAGGAACTCCTCGCGATTCTGAAGTGACCAGGACTGCGACAGCCAGCGGTACTTCTGGCCGTTGCTCTCAACGGCGGGGGGATTCTTGGGCCGGCCCTCTTCCAGGGTGCCGATGCGCTTCACGATGTAGTCAGTCGTGCCAGCGAAAACCGTCCGCAAATATGACCGACGTTCCTGCACGTCAAGTTGCCAATAATCTTGGCTGCTCAAGGTCTGCATGTCTTTTGCTCCTTTCGTTCGTCCCACAATTCTTACCGGCCAGCCTGGGCGGCGCGGTTGTATGCCTCGGAAAACACACTGGGCGTCCAGTTGGCCGCTAGCAACGTGTCCAGCGCCTGTTTCACGCTGATGGGCTCGGGGATCGGTTCGTAGTGCTTCGTGGTGTTGCCCACCACACGCACCCGCGTTCCGCAGACCATGCACTCTTCTGTTGGTTCAGCCATCGGTGCCTCCTTCGTTAATCTGATGCGCTGATTCATACAGCCAGGGGTAAGCCGCTGAAGACTAGCAGCACCTCCGCCCCGGGTTCCTCGGTGGGCTTCTTCACCCCGCCAGCGGGGCCGAGCTGCCGGCAGGGGAGCGCGACCATCAGCCCGCACACCTGGCCGTCGTCCCGGTAGGCCTGGCCTTTGAGCGCGTCCATCACCTCTTTGGCGAGGTTGTCCGCGTCGGCCTTGGTGCCCTGGGCCTCGACCACTAGGAGCACCAGGCCCACGTGCCGGCCGTCGTGCAACTCGAATGGCGCGGCCTCTCGGTAGCAGACGGCGATCGCCTTGCGCCACTCGGTAACCTCGTCAGGGGTGTAGCCTTCCGCCGCGGCGTCCCGGTCATAGCCCACCGGTTTGGTGGGCACCTTGAAGCGCACCTGCAGCACTTACGCCGTCCCCCGTGCCTTCCGGGCCAGCCGACGCTTATCGGGTGGCAGCTCCTCCCAGAACGCCTGAATCGCGCGGTCACGCATCGTGTAGAGGGTGCGCGTCTCGACGTGCAGGACCTCGGCCAGGCGGTCCAGCTTGCAAGGCTTCGTGCGCTTCGTGAACCACTCGTAGGCCGCGACCAACTCCGGCGCGAAACGCTTCACCCGCTCAATCGCCGCGTGAACCTCTTCCCAGCTGATCACGTGGATGCCCAATGACCGCTCGAGCGCGCGCTCGAAATGGGGGTTCAGGTCGGGCTTGCCGCCGCTCAAGTTGTTGAACCGGCCCTCGCCATCCCGCTGAATAGAATGCAGCTGGGAGTAGCTGCCCGGGTTGGCGATCGCCCGCTGGGGCCCGCCGATGACGTGCCAGTCGTGGCCGTCCTGGTGCTGCTCCAGCAGGTAATAGCGCCACCCTTCCGGGTATTTCTCTTCGTGTTTCACCGTCAGTGCCCTCGTTTCGATGGCCATGACCAGCTCCTTTCTCGCCTTCCTCGTTCGCAAATTAGTCCGGTATCTGCCGCCCGATCGCCTGGTTCGCTCCCTGGATCAGCTGCAGCGTGGGACGTGTGCCCGGTGGCAGTGACGGCTGCGGTTCCTGGGGCGTGATCTCCGCAAAGGTTTCGCGCCTGGCATCCGAGCTTGTGAATGCCTGGTAGGCTTTGAGAAACTGCGCGCGTAGGGTTTCCATTCCGCCGGGCTTGCAGTTCTTGAGGGCCATCATTCCGCCCACCGATTCGAGAGCCTTTTCCACCGCCTGTGAGGACCACTTGGGCTCGTCGTATCCGTAGGTCCTGGCCTCGGTCCACTGCGCCTGGCCGTTCCCGTGAACAGCTATCTGGCCGGGCGCCGGGCGGTATAATCGGTGCTCGGGGGCGCCGCTGTCGCCCATCGCCTTCACGACCTCGTGCCACGCCTCGATCGGCTCGATGTGGTTGCAAGCGTGGCGACGGATTGCTGCGATGCTGGGGAATGCCTCTTGCACCTTGAGCATGTGGTAGATGGCCGCCAGAATGCGCTCTCCCTCCAGGTCGCACAGGGCCCGGAACCAGATCTCCATGGCCAGCTCGTCGTCCATGCGGAAGCTGAGCGGATACGCGCTGGCCAGCACCTGGGCGCACTGCACCCACTGCTCGTCGGTCATAGTCCTGCCTCCCTTCGCTTCTCAAGCCAGCTGCCGCCGACTTCGCCTACACTTCGCTTGGTGGGCCTTGTTCTGGCCGCTGGGTGCGTCACCACGTTGGCCGCAGCCTTGGGTAGGTCGAGCAAATTGCCGTTCACCTGCAGGGTGTCGGCGACGATCGCCGCGGCGTAGTTGATCAGCCCGCCATCTTCCACCCGGGCCGCCTTGGCCCGTTTGAACGCCTCGGCCACCCAGGCCACCACCACATCCGGCTTGAGCGCAAACCAGGCGTCATAGACGCGGTTCTCGTTCTTGCCGTAGCTGCAGCGCTTGGCGATCGCCGTGCCGATGCGGCCGGGAATGTCGCGCGGCTCAACCGCCAGGCCCGTCGCGAGCGGTGAGAGCACCGCCAACTCGTCGGGGCCCAGTGCCCACGTGCCGGCGCTTATGAAGCCGGGCCGCGGCGCAACATTCCCTCCCACCGGGCCAGTCTCGCCTTCAGCCTCCGCTTTGCCCGTGCCAGTAGGCGACGATGCGATCTCGGTCTGGCACTCAGAAGAGGTTTTTTCAGAGGGGGTGGGGGGCTTCTCACGTGCGCCCGCGCGATCCCCCTTTGGTAGGGTACGGTCATGGTACTGTTCGGTTGGGTTAGGTAGCCCCACACGTGCGTTGGTCGTGCGCTGCACGTTCGTTGCACGTTGCTGCGAAGGTTGCGAAGTCTGCGCCGCACGTGCGTTTTGCTTGGGGCTCTCGTTTTCTTCACGTGCCTTCGCTCGCTTCTCGCGCATGCGCTTGGCGTTCGCCTCACGTCGCTCGAGCAGCAGCCCGGCATAGTCATCCCAGTCGTGCACCACCAGGTCGGCAACCACGCCCTCGTCGCCTGGCTCCACGTATTCGAGAAACCCAGCCTCGCCTTGTCGGCCGCAGTTGAGCAGGGCTTGCACGAACTGTTGAGCATCGCCCTCCCATCCGGCGGCCTCTGCGATCTCGTCCTCATCGAGCGTAGATAGATCGCCCTTTTGAGCGTAGTCGAGGCAGTACAGCCACAGCAGCACGACCAGGCCGGCAGCGTGTGCGACCGTGATACCTAGCAACCGTGCAAGCTTCTTGGTCTTGGGGTGGTTGCGCAGGCTTTGGTGAACTTCGATCCAGGCCATCGTTATGCCTCCATGCGTTTGGCAACGATGCCGATCCGCGGATCAAACACCTGCCGGAAGTAGGACTCGTCGGGCCCCATGTAGACCAGGGCGCTCGGGAAGGTGGGGGCCTTGTTGCCCTCCTCGTTGTAGAAGGTCAACCGGCGCGGGAAGCAGATCGGGAAGCGCCAGAGCGGCTGGAACCAGGCGTTGCCCGTGTAGGCATTGACCAACAGGATCGCCGCCGTCACGTCGCCCGCGTCGTAGGCCTCGATCAGCTTCTGACTCCAGCGCTCCTGGTTACTCTCGGCGCCGTCCTTACCGTAGGGAGGGTTCAGGAACACGCGCCCCATCCACTTCTGCTCCAGACCGTTGTCCTGCTCGTCGTAGAATGTCAGCGCGCGGATCACCCGGTTGGCGTACTCGCAGCTCGCGGGGTCCAGATCGATCTCCCCCAGTACCTCGCGCACGGCGGATGCGATGTAATCCGGCGAGTAATACTCGTTGTGGGTGCCCTTCTCGGTCTTGGCCGTGAAGATGCCGCGCGCCTGCTTGGCGGCGTCGGGCTTGGCGCTCGCATCCTTGCGGAACTTCTGCATGAGGGCGTCGACGCGCTCGGCCTCGTCGCCTTCCAGGCTCTTGAAGGTGTCCACCACGTCTTCTACGTGGGCGGCAGTCAGTTTGCCACCTGGGGCGGTCTCCACCGCCACCGGCCAGACCAACTGGCGATCGGCTGACTCCAGCCCGTAAATGGGCCGGGCCTGGGCTTCGTTGGCGGGCAGCGCGACACCAATTGGTGTGAGATCCTCCAGCACCTCGCCATGGGCGATCAGCCGGTTGATGTGAGTCTCGGAGAAGCCCCAGCGGTCCAGGCAATAGGCCTCGAAGGTCTTGTGGGTGGCGCGGAAAAGCTTCTTGTCGCGGATCACGCGCAGGGCCGCCGCGGCTTCGATCGTTGCCTGCCGCCCGCGCTCGATCGCGGCCTCGCAGCGCGCGAGCTCGTCGCTTTCCGTAGCGGGCAAGTTGTCCATCACCTGGAGCTCCATCAGCTCACCTTCCTTTGCGTCTTGTTGTTGGGGTGTTCGGGGTCTCGCCGGGCGTCCTCGATGTCTCGTTGAAACTGGGCCCACCCGGGCCCCCACGCTTTGGTCGCCGCCATCGCGCGGTCGTAGGTGTGGCGGTTCCAGTCCCGCCAGTGGTTCAAATTGATGCCGCCAGCCGCCAGAAACTCGGTGTGCTCTTCTAGCGAAGTCAGCCCGGCCTCAAGGCCTTCGTCATCCAGGGCGGCGCGCATCTGGGCGTTTACGGCGGCTGGCATGGCGACTCCTTTTCTGCTTCACATTTCGTTGCAGACAAGCGCAAGGCACTAAAAAAAGACTCCGGCCTGCGCGTAGACTGCAAATGTCTCTGCCACATCTCCTCCGCACTGGGCCGCGCGCAGCAGCGGCAGCCCAGGCGATCGCCGCCCATCTCGAAGAGCCGGTTGGTTTCCCGGCCGCACTGAGGACAGGGCAGCAGCAACATGGCGAGCGTACTCATACGATTACCGTGGCGAGTTGGCCCACCGCGGCGCCGGCTTCCAGCCCGACAATGAACATCAGGAACGCAAGCAGCGGCACACCGTACCAACCTTCGCGGATCGTTTCGCGCACGTACCGCACCAGAGCAGGCGCCGAAAAGGCCAAGGCCAGCAGCGCTACGACTGCACAGACGGTGGGATGAAAGGGCATCGGAACCATGGCCACCTCCTAGTACGGCACTTCAGCCAGGTTGGGCGTGCCGCCGGCGGCGACCACCACTTCGGTCTGCTGTGGCATCTCAGCGGGCACCCAGTCGGGCATCTCGTTGTGACCCAGGCGCGCGTTGATGATGGGCGGCAGAATTTTCTGAACCAGCAGGAAATACTCGCCGAGCTTCAGAAGGTCGGGATCCGAGGTGGTACCCAGCTTGTTCTTGACCACCTCACGCAGTTGCGCGTCCGAGAGTTGCGTCTTGGCGTACTTGTCCTTGAGAAGCGCCTTTTCGCCCGTCGTCAGGAAGCGGTCCATGTCCATGTCCTGCTTCTGGGCCTGCTCCTTGGCCTGCTCTTCGTGCTCGGCCTGGGCTGTCTCTTCGATGGTGGGCAGGGATCGGGGAGTCTCTACCTGCTGCGGCGGGTTCTCCACCGCGTTATCCACCACCGGCTCGTCCTTCTGCGCGCGCTGACGCTTGGGCTTGTTGGCCGCCTCTGTCAGCTGTGCAACCCGGCCTTCGAGGTCGTTGATCTTCGTCTCGGCCTCTTCCAGCTTGCGCTTGGCCTCCTGCCAGGCGCGGTAGTTCAGGCTGGCCGCTTCCTGGGCCTGCTCTTCGCGGCTGGCCAGCTCGGCGTTGCACTTGGCCAGCGTCTCGTATTCGGCCCTGGCCTCGTCGAGCTTCAAGGCATACTCCTGGCTGCGGGCTTCGGCGTTGCGAGCGTTCTCCTGCTCGGTGGCGATCGCCGCGCGCAGCTTGGCCGCCTCCTCGCCCGCGTCGTCGACCGCCTGGCGCAGCTCGTCCACCAGGCCGCCGTCAGGCAGATCCGAGCCCATCACGATGGGGGAGTCGTAAAGCCCGAAGGCGCGGGCAACGTCTGCGCGGGCTTCTGCGCCTGTGCCGTTGACGGCAAGCTGGATGCTCAGCATGCGGTCACCTCCCGGCGATCGCCCGCAACCAACTCGAGCACGCGCAACTGCACGCGGGCCGCTTCCAGGTCCAGCTTGGCGAGGTCCAGCGCGTTCTTGGCTTTGCGCTCGTCGTCCTCGGCGCGCTCCACTTCCAATCGGTGGTCGGCGGTCATCTCGGCGATCGCCGCCTCGCGGGCCTCCTTGTTGCCGCCGAGGCGCTTGGGGTCGTCGGCATGCTCGTTGATGATGCGCTGCTCGGCGATGGTCAGCCCACGCTTGCAGGCGATCGTCTCCTCGGCGGCCTCTTGCAAGTTCTGCGTGGCGGCCTTGAGGGTGGTGTAAGCGGCGGCCAGGTCGTGGCCAAGTTTCTCAATCGATTGCATCGTCTAGATCTCCTCAAATTCAACGTCAGCGGGGGGGGCGTCGCGCATGGCGCCGTAGAACGCGTCGTCTTCCTCGTGGAACACCTCTGCGTGCAGCACCTCGCCGGTCACGGTGTCCACGTCCTCGCCAGCCGTCAGCTGGCGCAGGTTGTCTTGGCTGGCCTGCAGTTGCTGCACGCTCTTGCCGGTGCTTGTTTCGAGCTTCGCCACGTCGGCCGGCTCGCCCCACAGATACGCGATGTTGAGCGCGGCGGAATCCTTCATCATTTCCTTGACCACCGGGTTCGAGAAGTCAGGGCTCAGGTGCGAGGCAGCGACGATGAAGGGCATGCGCAGCTCTTGCGGCTCGTACTCGCCCTTGAGCGGCAGCATCGACTTAATGGCGCGCAAGTAGGCGCCGGTCTCCGCGCGGGCCACCTTGTAGCGGCGAATCTTCATGGCCTCGACACGGGCCTTCTCACGGCACTCGGCCTCATTCTTGGGGCCGTAATACTTGTCGGTGCCGCCGAACTTCTGAAGCTTCTCGACCAGGCCCATGAACAGGTCCTCTTCGACCACCTGCAGGTCGATTTCACAGGTGCCATCGCGGTATTCCCACTCGCCCGCGGTGTTGCGCTTGCGAATCTTCGCCTGCACGCACACGTAATCGGAGCTCACGCTCACGATGGTGGCGCCACAAAAGCTGATACCGGCCGCGCAGGCGATCTTGTAGAGGCCCTGCTTGGAGAGGCTGTACTTCTTGCCGCCGGGCAGCGCCCACACGTCCTTGTCAGCGGGCGCGGGCGAGATGTTCACCTGGTTGACGCTCACCTTGAAGAACGGGTTGAGCTGGGCCAGGCGGGCCTCGGGGATGAGAACATGCACCTTGCCGGTGGCGCGGTACTCGTGGATCTTCTCCACTTGCAGCTCGCGCGGTGGCTTGGGGGCTTCGGCTGGTTGACTCACTTGTATTTCCTCCGTGCGGGCCCTATAATGGGCCTACGATGCTCTGAACTGGGCTTTCGTACCGGCTGGTGTTGACGCACCGGCCTTTTCTTTTGCCTCGCGGTAGATGACGAAGCGGAATCCTTCGCAGAACCAGCAAATTTGGTCACCGACCGTCTGGGGTCCGAAGGGCTTGCGGGGAAGCGGTACGCGTCCGGTACCGTTGCAAGTGGGGCAGGGCTCTTTCTTCACGGCTCCTCCTCGTTCTTGCAGAGCACTTGATCGGGGTCTTCCGGATTGAACAGCCGCTCGCAGATGGGGCATTGCCTTTGCGGCCAGGGCACCCCGTAAGGCCCGGGGATTGGTTTCTCGTCCATCACGCGCTTTCCTCCGTGAGTAACCGCAGAATGGCTTTGGTTGTCTCTTTGCGGCGTTGGTTGTTCGCCTGGTCGGACTTCTCTTCTTGCTCGGACTCCTCTTGGACCTGTTGGCCCAGACGGGCGAGCGTGAGAACGGTGTCAGGGTCGTGGCGCTTCTCTTCGATTTGCTTGAAGTACTTGAGGGCTTTTCGAATCAGCACCATCTGTCGGTGGTCCTGGTCGATCGCCTCCTCGTCCAGTTCGAGAAGCGTTCCAACCGCTTGGGGATTCAGCAGGCTGTTCACCTCCTTAAACAAACCTTTTTGCCTTAACCTGGACTTAAGGGTTAACCGGACCCTTGCTTGTTCGTTTACGCTGGGGTGGCGAACGAAGAGGAGGTGTCCAGTGCATCCACAGAGCCGATAATTTCTGCCTCGCCCGGGCAACGAAGCCAGGCGCAGATTCGCCACACGTTGGCCCCTACGGCCTTCTCGATGGTGTGGCCACCGCAGTACTGGCAGTTCATCTCTTCACCAACCGCGCCTCGATCCAGGCGTCCAGGTCCTTCTGGCGGTAACGCACAGGGGAGCGGGGGCCGTCGCCGGTGCGGAAGTACGGGATCTCGACCCTGCCTTGCAGGCGTTTGTTGGCCAGCGTGCCCGGCGCCATGCCGAGGTAGGCGGCGGCCTCTTCTTCACTAAGGGCTTTCTTCTGCTCGCTCATACGGCCACCGGCTGCCCGTCAGCCACTTCCTGTGGTAGGGGCTCGTCTCCGCAAAGCTGCCCGAGCGTGAGCCCGTACTTCTTCGCCATCTCCCGCAAGATCTCGATCGAGGGCCGGTGCTTGCCGTTCTCGTAAGCGCGGAGCTGGTCAATATGAAGGCCAATCAGCTTTGCAGCTTCACGCCTCTTCGTGATGCCGATGGCCTCCCGGGCTTTCTTCAGACTTTCCATATTGCTGACCTCCTTAGGGCACGATTGCCCTAACAAGGTCAACTATAAGGGCAAGATTGCCCTAGGTCAAGTCTGCCCTAGGTTAAATTTTCGCCACGCTGCTACACTCATTAGGAAGGTAGGGCAGATATGTCCCAGGTGACTGAAACACTGATGACGCTTAAAGATGAAGTCGTACGACTTCGCGAAAGCAAGGGTTTCACTACAAACCAACTTGCCCTGGTGGCCGACGTCGATCAGTCGTCCCTGAGTAAGATGGAGCGCGGCGTGCGAGACTTCACCGAGTTCGTGCTCGATAAGATTGCGCCGCATCTTGGGGTGTCTGGAGAGAGTCTCAAGCACGCTTTGGCCGAAGAGAAATCCGCCAAGCTCAAGAGCAAAATCACAGGCGAGGTTCCCTCGGTTCTGAACGTGGTGATTCCCGCTTCTGAACTGCCGCAGCCCGCACCGAAACAGCCCGCATCGGGGGCACTAACGCCCCTGGCCGAGTACCTGATCTCGCGCAAAGAAGGTATCCCTGGTATGGGCTACCGGGACCTGGCGCGCTACCTGAACATTGACGAGCGTATGCTGGCCGATATCCTGGCTGGCTACCTCCCGCCGCAAAAGACCTTGCGCAAGATGGCCATGCGCCTGGGCGTGAAACCCGAAAACCTTTACGAACTCGCCAAGCCCCAGGCGCGCAAGCTGGACCTACGCGATGCTATACACGAGCTGCTGGTGAACCGCGTGCAGTTGCCCTATTACGGTCAGGTCGGATGCGGGCGAGTGATCATGCTGAGCGACCACCCTGAGGGAACGCGCAGTGTGCCGGCCTATCTCTTGGAAGGTGAAGAGCTGGAGTTGATCAGCCTGGTTGAGGCCACTGGCGACAGTATGCTGAATGCGAAGATCTGGCCGGGCGTCACGCTAATTGTGCGCCAGCAGGAGTTTGCCGTGGACGGCGACGTAGTGATCGCCAACATTCCACATATGGGCACCACGTGCAAACGCTTGCGGGTTCGTCGTGGCGGCCAGTGGTTGGAGTCCGAGAGCCCGACGAAATACGAGCCAATCAAGGTAGAGGATGGCGTCCGCATCACCGGCAAGGTACTGCACGCCTGGTACGACCAATCATTCCTGTAGGGAGGGCGAATGAAGCCTGCTGTTTTTGCGCGCCTGTTTATGATGAGCCTGCTATCGGCCGGATGCACCATCAACGCGCCGAACGCCAGCATCAACACAAACGCCACGGCGAACGTGAACGCAAATACGAACGTCGGCGTGGCTGTGGGCGGCGGAGCGAGCTTCTCGCAGTCCCAGGACTTCGGCGATTTCTCTGCGACATTCCCGGTAGGGTGGACTCCCGACCTGCCGCCTAGCAACACGGACGGCGAAACGTTTATCGCGTCCGGACGGAAGGTTATTCAGGGAGTCTCGGACCAGCTAACGATCTCCCAACGCAAAGACCTCTCCACGATCGGCGCGGGTGTTGCCGCCGTCAAGGCGGACTCCACTGTGCAGGTCGGCGATGTGGTCGACATGGCCGTGGCCGGCTCTGCTGCCAAGACCCTCAGCGAAACCTTCACGGATGGCGGCCAGCATCAGTTGGAGGTGTTCATCGGCCACGGTGGCAAGGTGTACGATCTGGCGTTCAGCCTGGGCACCGCAGACCCCTCTTCGCCGGATGCCCGCAGCGAACTCGCCGCCATCCTGGGATCGTGGAACTGGAAAACACCCGACGTCTCGCCGTCGCTTGCGCCTGCTCTAACAGGTTCGGATTACTTCCCACTGGGAACCGGCTACACGTGGAAGTTTGACGTGTTGGCAAACGGCGAGGTGGCTGGCTCGGCTCTTCTGGAGTCCAGCCCCGTGTCTGCTGTGGATAGTCTTCCTCAGGCCAATCTGAAGTTCACCATTACTTACTCGGACAACACAGGTATTCACAGCCTGGTGAGGAACGGTGCGACCAAGATCCTTGCGGATCGCGTGGAGCAAAACGACGACCAGGGCAACACCTACATCGTCTTCAAGACGCCGCTCACCGTGGGCGATAACTGGTCCGATGCTGGAGGCGTTTCCAGCCTGTCGGCTCAAGAGAATGTTTCCGTCCCCTACGGCCTGATGCCGGCCGCCTACAAGGTGACGAGTTCCAAGAAAGACGGCACGAGCAGCAGTGTCTGGTATGCCAAGGGTGTAGGTCTTGTCAAAGAGGTGGACAAGCTCACCAATGGCGTCACGTTGGAATACGACCTGACCAGCTTCACGCACCCCTAGCGATGCGCTGGCGCTACTTCAAAACCTGGCGCGAGTGGGCGTGCTTCGCCGCGGTCGTGTTTGCCGTTTCTTGGGCGTTCGCCCAAGTAGTCACCCACCACTGACACCAATTGGTGTCGAAAAGGGGCCACGTCGGCCCCTACTTTTTGACCCACAAAAGAACAAACGTTCGAAAGGAGAGGTTATGAACATCGAAGACATGCCGCTTGCACCTGGAACATATGTTCGCCAGGTTCGCCAAGGGGGTCGGTAAATTTGTACCCTGTTTGATGTTGTTGGAAGTCGTGAAACCTAGTGATAATGCGGAGTTCTGATTCGTAATCAGCAGGTCACGAGTTCGAGTCTCGTAGTTGGCTTCAGCAAATAGAGCGGGAATCCAGGTTTCTGGATTCCCGCTCTATTTTCTTTCAGCCTACTGTCAGCCTACTTCCGGTTACGATGCAGGGGGCTGATGGGTCAGGACCTCGAAGGCCTTTTCACCCGAGGCCACCACATCGTAGGCCAGCGAGAGGTTGGCAGGCGTGACCACGGCATCGATCAGAGACGCCTTGTTACCCGCGAAGGGCTCGACAGCCTTGATCACCTTGGTCAGACCATCGATCACGGCCTGCTTCTTGGCGCCGGCGTCCAGGTTGGGATTGGTCTCGGCTTGCTCGATCTCCACGGCGGCTTGCGCCAAGGTGAAAGCAACAGGCAGCAGAGCGGCGAGATTGACGTTCGACATGGGGAGTTCTCCTTTCAAGAGAAACAAAAAGGAGCGCAACCGCGCGGTGCGCTCCCATACGTGCCAGGCCATCAGCAGGGCGTTGAGTCCACTGGCGGCCACTAGGGTGAGATCTTGCGTGGTCATGAGGGCAGGTTCAGGTCGTAGAGGTGGAAGCGGTTGACCACGTTGATCAGGTCCGCGGCGTAGTGAGGTCCGGTGGCGTAGCGGGGAGCCATAAGGCGAATGAAGCCCTCCCAGTCCCGATGATCACGCCACTGCTTGGCAGCTGCGATGTACTCGGGCCAGCCGTTGGGGTTCATCAGGTACTTGCCGTGCTCGATAAAGGCAGTTTCGGTGTTCGGGAACTTGATGAACTGCGCCTCGACGGTGATGTAGTGGCCCAGCGGATGGCCGGTGTCCTTGACCCATTCACGGGTGATCAGGGTCTTGGCCGGGTAGGCGGAGCCAGCGCTCCACTTCATGCCGAAAGGGTTGTTGCCGTCGCCCATCGAATACCGGCCATAGCCGCTCTCGATGGCCCACTGGGCGAGCGTTACACAGGTAGGGCAGCCCGTGGTGCGTTCGGCATGCTGGGCGGCAAGTTGGATGTCTTTTGGGAAGTATTCGTCGCGGAGTAGTGCCATATTGGCCTCCTTACTTGATATGTGGCTGTGCAGCGGTCGCCAGCCAGTCGAGCACCTTCGTGATGATGCCCCCGGCCAGTGTGAGGCCGAGGGCGTTCTTCCAGGTCATACGTTGTTGATGGCGATCTTCCAGCGCCGTGATGCGCTCCTCGTGGTCCTCCTGCACCTGAATAACGCCCGGCGGCGCATTGGGATCCAAGGCGTCCTTGGAAAGAGCACGCAGCACCTTGTCCATCTTCAGGCTGAGCCGGCGCACCTCGTCACGCACCTGTTCCAGCGTGGGGGGTGCGTGTGGGACGTGGGACTCCGCTTCTGCTTCAGGGGTCATGGCGCTATCCTTTCTTGTGTTAGGCGGATCGTCCCGCTCGCGTCCATCACGCGGACCAGTTGCCAGTCCGCATGCAGCAAGGCCGCCCCTTGTAGGGCGGCCTCTTGCCAGGTGTTCCCCATGTCGTAATTGACATAGAGCATGTTGTTACTCGCTACGCGCCAACTCCACGGGGGCTTTTTGAAGACACAGAAGGCGTGCGCGCCGGCCGGATACCACTCGGCCACGAAGTAGGCTTCTCCGCCCTGGTGACGGATGGCCGCCAGCCAGAAGCGAGCAAAGGCGGTGCAGTCGCCTCGCCTCTGGGTTACCAGTTCACCGGGCGGCAGATATCGGCGTGTGTCGTAGTCGTCGGCATACGGAATGGTATCTAGGTAGCTAGCCACGTCAAAGGGGGTCTTAAGGGTGTCCAGGATGGGCGGAGAATCCTCGGGCGGCCAGACGTAGAAGTAGGCGGGATGTTGCTGCTGAATGGCGAGGCGAGCGCCGCAGGCGGCCAGGATAGCGAGCGTAAAGAGGGCAAGGGCTAGTTTCATAATTGGCCCCCCTGGCTCTGCTGCAAAAGCTGCTGCATCAAGGCGGTGTTCTGCTGGGTGGCGGCGGTGTTGGCTGGGCCCGCTTTCTTTGCCGCCTTGGCCGCCTGCGCTTGCTGGTACTGCGCCCGCATCGCCGCGAGGTTTTGGTTAACCAGCTGCGCCAGCAGGGTCTTGCCGGCCGGCGTGCGCGGGTTGAGCAAGAGTTGGTTGAGATGCTCGACCAGCTGCTTCTTCTCCTCGTCCGTGAGGTTCTGATAACCTGCGTCTTGCATCACGGCCCCGAGCACCTTGTGCATGGCCTGGCCGCGGATCTGGCGGTAGGACCTCTGCAAGTCCTCGGTGAGTGGCACGTCGACCTTATCGGCCTTCTCGCCTACCGTGATCTTCTTGGGCGCATCGGGCAGGTTCAAGCGGTCGTCTTTCGGCAAGACAGTGTTGAGACGCACGATCTCATGCACGACCGCATCAGTGTCTTCCTTGGCAGGGCGACCCGCTAGGGCACCGAAGGCGCTCACGCCCGCAGGCATCGGGTTGGTTTCACCCAGCACGTTGACCTTCTCCGGCAGCGTGTTGCGCAGCCCTGGCACCTTGTTCTTGACCGCATCCGCAACCGCCTGCGGAAACTGTTTGGAGAGATCACGCTGCACACCGGGCTTGTCGAGCGCCTGGGCCACCTCGCCAGAAAGCGCCGGCACGAAGCTCGATACCATGGAGCCGGCAAGCTTGGCGCCGTTCTTGGCGGGGTCTTTCAGGAAATCGTTGAGGTCTTGCGTCCCTTGCAGCATCGGCTGATCCGAAACCGTCTTCGCGGCGTCGGCCACCAGCGAGGCCGGATTCTCCCGGTCCCGGTAGAGCGAGGCACCCAGCGCAAGCAAATTGCCCACGGGCGAGAGTTGCCCGATAGGAACCCAGTGGCCGAACATCTTGACCGAGTTCTCCGTGCGGCCTGCTGCCTCGTTGACGGTCTTCTGATCGGGCTCATAGGTGCCTGTCATCATGTTGGCAGCAGCCAGCTTCCAGCCCATATAGATGAGTGCGGGGCCGACCAGGCTGCGACCGAAGGCGGTTGCGAGGGTCTTTTGCTCGCCGTAGGTCAGCACCTTGCCCGTGATGAGCTTGCCGGCCGGGCGGGCCCCCTTCATCACCGAGCCGATCACGGCGTAGTCCAACACCCGATCCACGATCGCCGCAGGCGTCTTCTTGAAGGGTACGAACATATCCATGGTGAACTTGCCGGCCGGGCCGAGTTGGCCGTGAAACGCCCTGGCCCCCTTGTAGAGCCCCGTCTCGTTCTGGAAGTTGGCAAACTCCGCGTCTGCCGTGGCGTTCTCCACCATCACGCTGTTGTGCATGGCCTGGTCTTCGGAGATACCCGCCAGCTTGGCTTGATCCTGAATGGAGCGTGTGAAGGCGTAGACGTAGGTGTAGCGGTCCTCCATGTTCTGTATGCGAAAGATGCGATTTACAACGGCATCCAGGGGACGAATGCCAGTGTTCATCTCGCGAGGGATCTCGAGCTTGGCGAGTTCCTCTTCCGTGAGCCCGTGCTGCCAGATCTGCGCCGCCTCGCGGGTACCCTGCACCGCCGCGCGAAAGCCGGCCCGCGCAATTGCGGTAGGTCGCGGCAAAGCCACTGTACGCTGCCCTCGATTGGCCGGCGTGAGAGAGACCAGGGTATCGACCGCCCAGGCAGGAATGCGTGAGAGCTCATCCATCACGGCGCCGGCAACGTTTCCGCCCATATTGCGCTGTGCCGTCTTGAAGCCCGTGAGCATCACGGCTTTGCGCACCATCGAGACGGCTTCAGCAGGGCCGGTCTGCTCCAGCTTACCCATGGCCTTGGCGAGGTCCATGCGTGCCTGCTCTACCCCAGCGTGATCGCCATTGGCCTGGGCCTCGGCGCCGCGGTGCAGAATGCGCTGCAACTCGATGCGCTGATCGGGGGTGCTATATCCACCGGCCAGGCGGTCGGCACGCTGCAGCCAGTAGTTGGCATTGAAGGCCTGCTGGTTCATCTGACGCAGCAGCGAGAGGCTGCGACCAAAGGCGCTGCGGCTAGGTGCCGTGACAGACAAGATCTTCTGCGTCTGGTGGTCCAGCACGGCTTGACGGGTGCGCAGCCGCTGCAACTCATCGGGTGGCAGGCTGTCGCGACCCGCAGCAATCTGATCCGCGACGTTGGCCGCTTCCGCCGTGATGGCGTCGATGTGGTTGTTCATGGCGAGGTGCATGGCGTCCGAGGGCTTGGTGCCCTTGGCGTGGAAGTCCTGCACGGCCTTCTCGATCTGCTGTGGGGTGATCGCCTCGGCTGCCGCCTGGTTGGCATCGTAGGTCACGCGCTGCTTGTGGGTGTCGCCGTAGGTGGCGACGGACTCTTGCACGTTGCCCGCCAGATGGTCTTGCTGCTCGGGCGTCAGGTCGCGCTTGCCCATGTTCAGGTGGTCGTTCGCATCGACCGTGGCCGGGTCGGGGCCGCCTGCCGGGCGCGGGGCGCTCATCTCCACGAAGGTTTTGGCGTCATTGAGCGCGCTGATCTGTCGACGCAATCCCTCGGCCTTGGTGTTTAGGCTGGCGATGATGTTGGGGTCGGTTGTGCCGGCCGTGACCTTCTCCACGTTGGCGAGTTGCTGCTGTAACTTCTTGGCCTGCTTCGCCACCACTTCGGATTGCTCGTGCGGGACCGGCTTGCCCTGCTCGGGTGCAGCAGGTGCTTCTTGCTGACGCCCCCGCACGAAATCGAGCAGCTGCTGAGGGTTGAACTGGCCCGACTCACCCGCGATCAGGCTCTCGCCTGCGCTGTTGGTGAGCGCACCGGGCAACGTCGCCCCGGCAGGCGCCTCCTTGAATCCGAGCATCTTCAGGATCTCATGGTCGCTCGGGGCTGCTTCCTGCGCTTGGGGAACGGTCGTCTCGACGGTGGATGGTTCTTCAGGTGGCTTGATCCCGAAGAACTCACGCACGGCCTCGGCATCGTAGAGGGGCGCGCTCGGGGTCGTGTCCGGCTTGAAGAAGAAGGGATCTGCCTCTGGGTGGATGTTTTCGACATGCACCGGCTCACCCAAGAGGTCTTGCCCTGCCGTGGTGGCTACGGCTCTCTCGGCGGGCGTGACCGGCGCGGGCTTCGCCTCAGGCAGTAGCTTAGGCGCTATAGCGAGATGCATGGTGCCGGCCTGCCCCATGCCGAGCAGGGTATTCTCGGCGATCTGCTGCGGATTGCCGCCAGAAATTGCCGCCGTGAGGCCACCCTGCAAGCCGCCCGAGGTGAGCGTGTGTAGGGCTGGCGCGCTCTTGGCGACCACCTGAGCCACACGGGGAGCCAAGGGTGCTATTCCTGCGGCCACCTTGCCAACGGCGGCCGTAACAGGCTTCTGCAATAGCCCCGTCAGTGCGCTTGCGCCGGCATCTGCCAGTGAGCCGAGCAGCGCGCCGTTGGTGTACTGAGCATCACTCATAAGCTCGCCCACATTGGTGTTTGCGAATGAGCTCGGAATCTCCTTGATAGCCTCGATGGGACTCATAAAAGGCTCGGGCGGGGTGCTATGGAGTGCGCCAGCCACCTGGCCCGTGAGTGTATTGCCGAAGCCCTGATGCAAGCCCTGCACCGTTTGCGCGATCGGGTTCAGAATCGCCTTTTGCGCGAGGTCCGCAAGACCACCGGAATCGCTCGTCGATACTGGTGGTCCGAAGCCACGGATGGTTGAGATGATGGCGTTCTTCTGATCCGATGAGGCGTTGCGGTATTCTGGCTGCTTGCTGACCTTCTGGGCCAGATACTGCCTAGTAAAAACCTCCCGCTCTTGAGGCGAGAGGCTCTGATAATCTGGGTCTGCCTGAACCTTGGCCCAGTCTTGTAAGATGGTTGATTGCGCCATGGGGCACCTCTACATATGCTTCTTGAGTAGGGCCTGCACCTTGGGGCTCACCTTGGCGTTTCCCCCGGGCGCACGCTGGGGCGCTTTCGCAGGGAGCATCGGCGGCGTGGGGGTGGCTGCCGGTGCCTGTGCAGAGGGGGCGGGGTTTGCCCCGTTGAGCGCAGCGGTCACCGGATCGACAGGCTTCTCGGGCTTGAGCACGACCGTACCTTGAATCGGATTGCCGCCGAGGTCGGTATATTGGCCCGTCACCGGGTTGTAGTTCGCCGCGACACCCTGGGTCGAGCCCTTGGAGTAGATGGTCACACGCTGAAGGTGGACGGTCTTTCCGCTTCCACTCTTAGCCGCCTTCGCAGCCGAGATACCTAGACGCTGCTTGCTTAAGTCGATCTGGGCGGCCTGGTAAGGCGTCAGCGTCTGCTCGAATGGCAGAATGTTTTTTGCGGTTGGCAACTCATCGCCAATCCCCGGCGTCACGGCAATAATGCCGTGCGTGGTTGGTAACAGTTTGGGTTCTTGCTTTATTCCGACGATTCCCGCCAGCGCATTGGTGGTCTCGGGGTTCTGTAGGGTGTGGGTGGTCTGCTGAATTGCAGGCAACGGTGCACCGGTTGGCGTCGGTCCCTGTGGGTGCAGAGTGGTTGTCACGTCTGCGCCGTGAAAGGCTGGGCCGACAAGGTTGGTCCCATAACCAGCATTGATGGCCTTCATGTACTCGGGAATCAGGCTCACGGCTCCTGCGTTATTGCCGCCTTGAATATCCATCTGGGCGAGCTTGCCCAGGCCCTCGGCTCGCTGCATCGCCATCTGTTGATCCTGAATGGCATGCTGGCGGGCGAGTTCGGCTTGCTGCAGCTTCTGTTGGCGCAGATACTCGGCATTCTGCTGGAATCCCTGGATACCCGCGGAGATACCGGGGGTCGCGTAGCCCATTGCTTCAAGAAGTCCCATGGTGTCCTCCTAGGCCAATCCGAGCGCGTAGGGCGCCAGTGCGAAACCGCCTTGGATCAACGCCCCGATGATGCCACCGAGTCCCTGGTCCTGTGCGGTCTGCTTGTTCTGGGCAAGCTGCGCAAGGGTGCCGTAATCGCTCATCGGGTTGCCGCCGTACATGCCAGCCAGTAGCCCCGTGTAGGCTCGGGCCTGGTCGTCGGCATTGGTGTAGACGCCACGGCGTGCGGCATCTTCGGCCGCCTGCGCCTGCGCCTGGTAGCCAGAGAGCGCCGCGCCCAGTTGGCCGCCACCGATACCCATTCCGGCCAGTTGGGCAGCGAGGCGCTGATCACCCCCCGCGAAGGACTGGTGCGCCTGGCCCATGGCGTCTTGCATGCGCGCCTGAAAAGCCGGTGAGTTGTAATCCGGGTTCATGCGCCCTTCCAGAATGCCCGCAAGCTTTGAGCGTTCGGCGGCGTTCTGATCCGCAATGTCCGTCATCTTCTTGAGGTAGCCGTCCACGCTGGCCGGAAGACCGCCATTCAATGAGGTCGACGTGGTTGCTGGGGTGCCTCCACCAGCCTTGTCAACTGCCGCTGCCGCTCCACCCGTCGCATTATTAATGGCGCTCGATACCGCCTGGCCGGCTTGGCTCACACCAGGCACGCCACTATTTGCTGCGAGGTTGGCACCGTTGTATACGTTATAAAGCCCGCCAGTCACCTGGGGTTGTGAGAGCGGCACACGGGCAACACTCGCCGCCATATCGGCAGCCCCTTGTCCAGGGGAAACGTTGCCGTGGGTCACATCGTAGGCGCTTTGGTAGCCGCCAAGCGGCGTGGTCTTGACATAGTTCACTGCCGCCTGTCCAGCCTGACTTAGACCAGCGATGCCCGAGTTTGCGGCCTGATTGGCGAGCTTAACACCGCTGTAGACACTGCCCACTCCCGGCATTGCGCTGATGGCATGATCGGCCACGGTGCCAGCGATCTGGCCTAAGTCCGGGTGCGTCACTGCATAACCCAAGCGATTGGCCTGGGTTCCCAAATAGTTGCCAGCACTGCTTGCCGCGTTGCCGATGAAATCAAACAGTCCCACGGTTTGCCTCCATTTCAAGCTGCCTCAAGAACCGCAGCATTCCGAATCCGATCAGCGTGACGTTTCCAATAGAAAGGGCGGGCACCGCTGGCACCCACCCTGCTTGCTCTTGCTTGTTTCCGTTGACCTGCCGGGCGATCCCATCCCGGCCCAGCTTGTAGACCTCAAGCGTTCTCCCGGCCACTTCAAAGACGAATCGCACCCCCGGCTCAAGGATGCGGCAGAAGATGCACTTAGGGCTGATGTATAGCTTTACGACTTCTGGCACAGAATCACCTTGAACCATGGTGGGTCGATTGTGGTTGTCTCGGTTCGGCCCGTCAGGTTATGTGTGTGTCCTGCATTGGCGAGCGAGACGCTGACGCCCGTGCCGTTGTTAATGGTGGTACTGGAAAGCGGGACACTGGTGCCAGCGTTGCTGCTCAGATTGTGGGAGTGGCTGCTACTACCGCCCGTCGTGCCCGCACCGCCAGCTGCCTCTGTAGTGGCCTTGAGGAAATTACCGTTGGCACCCGTCACCTCGCTGTAGCCGCTTGGACAGGAGGAGCCTGTCCAGAGGACGATGGCGCCTTGCGGAACCGTGCTAACGCTGTTGAGATCGCGCGCCAGGGCTTCCAATCTTTCGGCCAGATCTTGGCATGCACGCCGCACGACGCTATCTTGAATGCCCTTCCAGAGGCTGGAAATATACTTCGAGACTTGCAGACTAAGCGCCATCGAACACCACCATCTGAACCGCCAGGTCGTATAGCTCGGCTGTGCCGCTGGTCGCTTGCGCCCTCACCTGCAACGTGCGTCCCTCGAACTCGGCCGGCAGCCGATACAGCTGTTGAGTAAAGGTGAGGGCCACGCTGAAGCTGGTGGGCGCTCCATAGCCGGGATCGGCGCTCAGTGTGAGCGTCACGTCGTTGCCGTAGGCACGAATACGGCTGAAGCGCTTGCGCTTGTTGGGGTGGCCGCAGTCCAGCTTGGCGGTGGTCACATCGAAGTTGGCTTGCACCGCGCCGCCCACCAGATTGGTTTCAGCCGGCCGCCAGGGGCGCACGTCACCCGAGGATTGCCAGGCCACGTACAGCCCCGTGTGGGTGGTGGTGTCGGCGTCCGCGATGCTGTCGTGGGTGGAGACATAGAACGCGCTGGCATTCACGCTCGACTTTACGATCGAGACGTTCTCCAGATTGCGCATGTCCACCACATAAGTAAAGCCGCTGGCGGCGCTCAGGTAGTAGAAGCCGCCGTAATAGGCGCCGGTCCAGAAGTCATAAAGCAGGAAGTCATGCGGGTCGATCAGGCCTGCTGATATCACGCGCGAGTGGATACCATCGAAGAGCGTGATGCCCTCGGGCGACAGGTACACGATGCCATCCGGCGTGCGGCAGGCCGTCTTGCCCGCCTGGGTGCGGATGCCTAGATGGGCGGGGGTCTTGCTGACGGACATAGCGATGTCACTGGCACCAGAGAAGGACCAGATGCCATCCGTCGTGAGCGCGAAGGTCTCCGTGCCCATGGTGACGAGCGCATGCACCACCGAGGTCAAGCGGTAGCTGTTGACGGCGGGCCAGTAGTAGCACAGCCCCAGACGCGACCAGTACACCGTGTTCGTCGCGGCGCCGAAGAGCACGCCGGTTCCCTGGGCTCCATCCCCAGCTGCCGCGTGCAGCGAGTCCGATAAGCACGTGAGGTTGGGTGCGATGCCGTGGTCCGAGGGCATCGCAGTATTGGTATAGTAGCCGCCCGATCCCCAGTTGAGCACCGTGGCGCCGGCCGGCTCGGTTGGAGACATGGGGCCCACATCCTGCCAGATCGTGCCGACCGTGACCTCTTGCAGCAAATAGAAGTCGCCCGTGGTGGTGCCGACCGCCGTGCCGTAGATGCGCTGGTGCGTCACGTCGGCGATACCGGGGTTCACAAGATTGAGCTTGATGTTGGTGCAGGCGGTGGTCGTGAATACCGGACTCGGATTGCTCTCGATGTCCATACTCAGGCTCTTGTTGACGTAGGTATATTTGTAGGCACGCGAGCTGCCCGTGCCAGCGGTGTTCTGGGTGGGGGCTGCGATGGGCGCATCGACGCCCAGCTTGTAGTTGTTGGTGCTCACGTACATGCGCGGCGTTGATGCCGTGTTGCCGCCAGAGCCCGACAACTGCGTGATGTAGCTGACGGCCTGCCCAATGGCATCGTCAGGCGCACGCAGTCCGCTGTCGCTCATGCCGTCCGGCTGCAGCACGCTGGCATGCAGCCAGCCAACACCCGGGTGGTAGAACAGGAATCGGCGGTTGGCGCCCAGCGTGGTGATGGTGGTCCCGTTACCCCATGCGCCGCGCAGATCGCCATTGGTCAGATCGCAGTCGGTGGCAGCCGTCAGGAATGTGGGCGGCAGCTTGCGCGCATCGATGCGCGTATTAATGCCGCGGTATGGCGGGCCAATCGGGACCTCGAAACTCTTGCGTGCCATCGTGCCCCCTAGAAGTAGTCGATGCGCACAGCCTTGGGGCTGGCGTCGAAGTTCTGACCCACCGCAGCAGAGGCCTTCATCACACCGGCCTCGTATTTCTGGCGGAAGTAGGCGGCCTGTTGCATGTCCTCGTTCTCGTCATCCTTCTCGAGCAGCTCAGCACACGCACCATCCACCAGGCAGTCGTGATAGGTGGTCTGAAAGGGCGGCACATCGGTATCCAGCGAGAGCACGGGGATGGTCAGGCCCAGGGCTTCGAGGTCGGTGAGCGCCGTGCCAGGGTCGGGGATGACGCGTACAATCAGGCCGCCGCCCGTGGTTCGCCCGTAGTCACCGTAGACCGCCTCGATGGGCTGGCCGGTCATCGTTTTCCACTGGCCGGCGTAAATGCGGAACGCCTGCTTCACGGTGATGTGCACCAACTCGAAGTTGCCGGTGGTCAGCATGTCGATGCGCTCAAGCTCGCTGCCCGTGGGGGCGATGTACTCGGCGGTGCTGGTGCCGTTCTGGGTGAGCGTGACCAGCCCTTCGGTGATGCGCGTGCGCACGCAGAAGTCACGCAGCACACGGTTGATGGCGTCCTTCTTTTCCTGAAGGCCCCAATGGGTATCGGCGCTGTCCTGAAGCTTGGTGCGGATAGCGCCGTAGAGGGCGGAGAACTGCATAGGGCTACTCCAAGAGGAGAGCCCCGCCTAGGTGGCGGGGCTCGGAGGGATGGCGATCTGGGCCTTGAGGGCTTCCACCTGTGCCATTAGGTTCTGAATATTGGCGTCCTTGGCTGCGTTTTCGGCCTCGTGGTCTGCCTTGGCCTTGGCCGTTTCGCCCTGGGATGTGGCAAGGTTGGCCTGCAACTGCTGGATGGTGGCGATGTTGGACACGTTCAATGCGCCCAGGACGGCCTCCAGATTCTCCGCGTGGCCGTCGCCCACCACCAGGGGGGCTAACTCATCCGTGTGACTGATGGGGGTGCCGTCTTCCAGGATGGTGTTCCGCCAGGTGGTATGGGCTTCTTGGATCTGGTCGTTATCATCCCAGGCCAGCACGGCGCGGGCGAGCTTGCGGAGTTTGGTATATTGCGGAATCGGCGTGGTTTCAGACATGGGTTAGCTCCTTGTGGCTGTGACCGTATAGGTCCCGGCTGGCGGGGTAACGCTGCCGGCTGTCGGATTGCTGAACGTGATGGCGAGCGTATTAGCGGCGCTTACTCGGGCGTTTACGATTCCCACGGCGCCGGGCCCGTTCACGGTGACCTTGTCATTCGTGGCGAGGCCGGTGACGGTGAACGTCTGTTCCGCAATGGATTGAGCAGCCACAGCTACAGGCGTGAGGCTGGCCGCGTAAATAGAAGCCTGCGTAAGGGTCGTGCCGGAGGCGCCGATCTTTGCGCCCCCGGGAAGAGTGGCCTTGCCGGTTCCGTCAATACGGGCCACCTCGTTTAGCGAAACGTTGGCGCCAACGGTCTGCCCTGTGGCTGCGTAAATTACGAGCCCGTTCGTGGGGTCGAGGTAGGCCATGGCATAGCTGGTTTGCTGGGGCTGCCAGTTGCCGCTGACGTTTTTGATTCCCCAAGCAAACTGAGCCGCGGCGCTGCCACCCCTGAGATATCCCTGCCCCGCCGATGAACCGAATCCAATTTGAGAGGTGCCAGTGGTATCCCACACCTCAAATGCATCGCTTGCAGAACAGTTGATGCCGACTTTACCTGCGTTGTCGATCTGAATCAGCGTCAGATTCTGGGCTGCGTTTTGGATTCGAAACCCATTCGATGCGGCACTGGGAATGATGTAGGAGTAAGGGAAGGTGCCGTTATAGTAGCCCAGTGCTACCTTGTTGCTCTTGTTGTCGTTGGTTGAAATGCCGTCGAACGACTTTACACCGGTGAAGTTGCTCGGACCATTGGGCGACTGTGCAAGGTTGAACGCGCCGCTCATCTACGTGGCCCCCAGCATCACGCGCACGCTCACGGTGCCGGAAGCACACACGCCATAGATCGGCCCCGCGTAGTGGGCGAGGTCCAGCGTCTGGCCGGCAGCGACCAGAATGCCGCTGGCGGTGGTCACGGTGGAATCCCCGATGTAGATGTCGCTGGCGGGCTGCATGATCACACCACGCAGCCCGAGCGTTTCTTGCTGCGCCTGGGTAAGCAGCGGTGTTGCGCCCGTTCCCACACTCACCGGGGCCAGTGTGGTCAGTTTGTTATACGGCTGCATCGGCCTTCACCTCGGGAGCTTCTGCCGCCTGCGCAGGCTTGCGGCCCTTGGTCGGCTTGCTGGCATCGTCCGTGGCGAGCAGATCCGCAAGCGCTGCTTCCAGCTTGGCGACACGCTCGGCGAGGGCCTCGTGCTCCTCGCGTGTCGCGACCTGCGGGCCGAACTGGGTACCCTCGGGCCAGACGAAGAGATCGGGGAAACGCTTCACTAGATAGCGGCCGTCGTGCTCATTGACGTCGGCGTAAGGCAGGCCCCCCAACTGCTCGGAGAGCGGGCCTTGCTGGAAGGTAATGGTGCCGGCGTCCAGGTCCGAGAACTCAGCCACCTTGACGGGCTTGGGGCCGATGTAGAGCAGCGGATAGGTAAACGTCATGGGAGCCTCCAAAGAAAGGGCCTCGGCGATAAAACCGAGGCCCGTGGGTTGCTACAGAGTGGAGCTGGACGCCGCGCCGCTGGGCACGCCCAGATTGCGCAGATTGACCAGATAGGCCGTGATGTTGATGGCGCCCGTGGTGGGCGTGGTGCCCTGCGTGAACGCGAACTGGATATTGCCAGCCGTGGGGTAGCGCTTGCCCTTGGCGTAAGCCTTGCCCAGATCGCGAATGCTCTTGATAGCAGGAGCCGTCGCGGTCGAGGCGGTAGTGAGCGCAAGCGCGGTGGCATCCGCGTAGCCGGCGGCCACGTCGGCATCGCCCAGGGTGGCCGTGGTGCCGGTGCCGTTGAAGGCCTCGGTCACTTCGGTCTGGATGTCCACCACTTGGCAGTTGGCGGGCACGGGGATCTTGTAGGTGCCCGAGGCATCCGACCAAAGGATGCGCATAGACAGCGGGAACACCGCCTTGCTGAAGGCGTTGGGGTCGTTGTAACCAGGCGTAAAGGCCATGGGTGTTTCCTCCTATGGAAAGAGCCCGGCAATTAGCCGGGCTCTAAGGGAAGCGGGAGCAGTGACTAGGTGCGCACGTAGTGGTCGAGGGCCACCGCGTTGCGGCGGATGCCCGCGATCTCGTTGACCTTCACGCCGAACGCGCCACGCACCGAGAGCGCCTTGCGCAGTTCGGCGTCGTCCGCGTCGTTCATGTAATAGCCCATGTCTTCGACCTTAGCGGCCAGGAGGGCATCCGCGCCGAGCAGCAGCGAGCGGCCCACGTTGGCGGCGGGCTTGAGCGTCTTGGGGTACTCGGCGATGTAGATGTTCTCGTACTGCCACGAAGCGCGCTGGGTGAGCGGGTTGTCGGAGGTCGGAATCACCTTGGTGAAGACGTTGTTGAAGTCCGAGGCCGCCTTCAACTGCTCGATGCCGCGGCCCGAGGTCAGGAACAGCCAGCAATCCTGACCGTTCACCGTCATCGGCTCGACCGGGATATCCTGATCCTCGGTGGCGAAGGTGCGCAGACGGCTGAGCACCTGGGCCGTCAGCACGTCGGACGAGTCCAAAGTGCCATCCGAGGTATGAGCGCCGGGATACATGATCTGGGTGGAGTCGAAGGCCACGATCGGGTTGTTGAAGACCGCCGTCTCGGTGGCGTTCCAGTTCTTGAGGATGCTGCCGTTATTGGGCGCGGTGAGACCGAACAGCGAGAGCACGAAGCCCTCTTCCAGCGTGCGCATGTACCAGTTGCCCAGGCTGGGGCGGTTGGTCTTGATGAAGTCCAGACCCACGCGGCGCTCGGAGAGCGGGCCGCCAGAGATCACCTGGGTGAAGAAGTAGTCGAAGAACACGTCTTGCGAGCTGGTCTTGACCACCTGGCCGCTGCCGCGCAGCATCTCGTCACCGCGACCACCGCGGCCCGTGACCAAAGGCACGTTCGGGATCGTCACGCGGTCGCCGTTCTTGCCCTCGAACTCGGACACCATGCGGATGATGCCGCGGAACTTCGAGGCGTCCTGAATGTACTTCAGTCGGCCCTTGCCGGTGGGGTCGGCGGAATAGATCATGGGCGCGAAGAACATGCGCTTTTCGGCATCGCGCATGTCCTGCGTGCTCCACAGCTTGATAGTCAACGCATCGTTGGCTGTAAAGTTCCAAGTCATGGATGTTTCTCCTCAGCAAAAAGCCCCAGCGGTGAGGCTGGGGCTAGAGCGAGAGAGCGGCGTGCATCAACTGCGCTGGCGAATCATTTCGGCCAGCTCGGCATCCGACAGCTGGCTCGGGTCGACGACCGGAACCGACTGCGTGGAAGCCGGGATGTGCTGCACGCCGCCCCCTCCAGGGGTTTGCGGGTTGGGTTGGAATTTGGCGAGGGCTTCCTTGACCATCTGCTCCACCTTGGCTTGGTTCTGCGCCTCGGCTTCAGCTGGCGTCAGCATCGACTTGCCGAGGTTGTAGGCCCACTCGGCCGCGTCCTCACCGCGTGCCGCACGCTCAATCGCCATGCGGTAGACGGTTTCGGCGCCCAGCTTCTCGCTCAGCTTTGCAATCTGCTGGTCGTAGTCCGCATACGCCTTGCGGGCGTAGGACTCGGCCAGCTGCAAGTGCTGGTGATACTGCTGGGTCTGCGCAAGCTGCTGCTGCTGGGCCTGCACCTGCTGGGCCTCGGCGGTGCGGCGGGCGTTGACTTGATTGGCATAGGCGTTGGCAGCTTCAGGGCCGTGCTCCTCGAGCAAGCGGTTGTACTCCGCATCCTCTTGGGCGTAGCGCTGCTGCTGCTGGGCCTGTGCCTGCTGAGCTTTGAACTCGTCCAGCTGGCGGGCGTATTCCTGCGCCTGCCGCTCGGCCTCCTGCGCTCGCTGCCGCATCTTCTGGTGTTCAGGGATGGGCACCGCGCGCTGCTCGGCTTGCTGCTGGTCTTGTTGCTCTTGCGCCTGGGCCTGTTCCTGGGCGGCTGCGGGGGCCTTTTGGCCCGCTTCCCCTACTTGTTGGTCAGCCTGTTCGGTGGGGGCCGGTGCTGCCGGCGCGGCGGTCTCCTCGGCAGCGGGTTCCGCTCCCAGGTTGGCCTCTGCTTCGGCGAGCTGCTCGTCGCTCATGGTGTCGATGCTGTTGAAGTCGATGGTCAAGGTATCCTCCTGCCCTTTACAACGGGCCGTTGGTACAGCCGCATCCCCGGCTGGGGGTTGCGTGTTGGGTCGGACACGCGGCCGGTGCGTAACAAAAAAGCCCCGAGCCGGTTAGCTCGGAGCGTTGCTCGTCTTTCCGAGCCGTCAAGATGGCGATCACCTCCCGTAGCTTGCGCGTCGTGGCGGGTCGTCGGTCTAATTGGGCGGATTCATCAGATCCCTACTGAACCGGCCTCCCTTTCGAGGAGACCTCTATGGCCCCACCTGATGAATCCGCTAAGGGACATACCGGGAGTCGGACCCGGAGCGCTTACGCGCGGCCTGCGTACTGTCCCCTTGTGCTGCCTAAGGTAGCGACGCCCAGGCGGCTCAACTCATAAGCACCTCCCAGGTTTGGCGCATAGCCAACTTCATGCGGTTGCGCACGATGTTGAAGCGGCACTGAGCAGCCACCACATCGGCACGGGTCGCAGCATCCATGGGTGGCCTGCCTTCCTGCTTTAGTCGGCGCTCAATCACGTACAGGCGATCTTGAAGCATTACACCTGCCCTTCCTGTTGCGGTTGTTGGGCTTGCTGGTGGGCCGCTTGCATCGCGGCCATGGCGGCCTCGTGCTGCTGCTGAGCGTGGGTCATCAGCGCCTCGTGCACACGGTTCTTCGCGGCTTGTTCGCCGTCGTGGGCGTGCTTGATGCGCTCGGTCGCAATCTGGGCCTGCGCCTGCAAGACCTTGTTGGGGTCGAGCGGGGGCGGCTGCTGGCCGGCTCCTTGCTGGGGCGGCGGCCCTTGCGGGTCGGGCTGGATGCCGAGGCCGCTGAACACCTGGGCGCGCTCGCTGGGCGTGAGGTCTGCCGGTGTGATCTTGATGATGTCTGCGATCGTGCGCTTGGGCTCCTGGGCCTGGGGCTGCTGCTGTTGCTGTGCGGCGGCCTGGCTCTGTTGCTCGGCTTCTGTAAGCATATCGAGGATCTTGGAGCGCTCGGGCATATCGCCCACCGTGAAAGCGATGCGACGGTAGGCACGGCGCAGAATGGGATCGGGCTCCTGGTTCGCCATGTCGTTGATCTCAGCGAAGGCGCGCTGGCGCAGCGTGGGTGTCCAGGGTACCTCGTCAATCTCCACTTCCATGGCAGCGCTATTCAGGTCGCGCAGCGTGCGAATCTGGCCGGTGGCCGGGTCGAGTTGGCGCTCGTTCAGCGTGATGAACTTGTCCTTGCCCACGTCATCCGTCACGCGTACCACCCACGGCCCCTTGTGGAACGTGCAGATATCCGAAAGGGTGAGCTCGCCTATTTGCTGGTGGAAGGTAATCAGGTTCTGCTCGGCATCGCGCTGGGCTGTCTGCCCCTGGGCCACGGAGATCTCTTTCGCCTTGCCGCTCTCGGCCGGCGTGTCGTAGCCCATCAGGTGGTCGTTGGTGCCGGCGTTGCGCTGGATAGCCTCCTCGCTCGCCTGCATCACCTGGAACTGCTGGGCCGCCAGGTCGCCACGGGTGAGGAACTTGATCATCTCGGGCGGAATCGGCAGGATGCCGCCGGGCGTCTGGATGATCTCCTTGATGGCGTCTTGTGTGAGCCCCACCTGCCCCAACACCTTCGGGTCAATCGCCACCAGCGCGTTGTGCAGCTCGTGCAGCATCTTGCTTCGGCGATAGTTCACCTCACGCTGCATGTCCTTGAGGGCTTCCACGAAAGACACCGGATCGCCGTGCTCGTCCATTTCGTAGTAGCAAGGAATCAGAGGGATGCGGTCGTGCTCGCTCTGGCTCTGCTTCTCCGAAAGCAGCACCTCGCCACTAAACTCCACCTCCCACACCTTGGGCACGGGCGCCACGTAATAGGTCACGGTGCGCGGATCGCGGATGATCTGCATGCCTTCCGGCGTGTGCGGGCCATCGAACTCCAGCGGGCTGCCGTCCGGCCCCTCGTAGAGCCATACCTTGGTGTCGCGGTACTCGTAGACGCGGTGCACCACCACCTGCTTGTTGTCGTCGCCCTCGTCGCACGGCTCCTGGTCGAGCTTGTTCCAGTCCTCGAAGCGCTCCCACATCGAAGGCGGGGGCGTCAGGTCCGTGGGGCCCGCTACCACCGTGACGCCGTTGCTGTCGTTCTCGCGGTCGGTGAGGTTGGGGTCCTTCTCGGCCAGCTTGCCGACCTGGTCGGGGCTCAGCTTGTAGTTGGCAATCAGGTCCGCGCGGCTGATCTTGCGGCTCCAGATCGCCCACTGCATATCCGAGCCGTCGAGCTCCTGGCTGCGGGGATCCTTGCGCACCTCCCGCCAGTCGACGCGGCGGTGCTGCACGATCTCACGGCGCGGATCCTTCCAGCGCACACGCGGGCCCACCAGCGCCCAGGTGATGCCGGCGGTCAGATCATCGAAGTACCAGCGCTTCTGAAGCTGGGGCATACGCGAACGGTTGGCCACCCATTTGAGCGCAGCCGTGCCGGCTTCTGACAGGTCGTCATCGTTGGCACCCACAGGCTTGGCCTGCCAGTCCATCGGGCGCGAGAGCAGCAGACCGAGCACCACCTTGACGGTGAGCTTGAGCCGGTTGTTGGTGATGACGGGTTGCCCACGTCCCTGCACCGTGGCCTTGGCGTCCTCGTCCCACTGATCGCCGAAGTACATGCGCACGCCTTCAAGGGCGCGCTTACGCCAGCCCGTGCGCTCGTCGTGACGCTTGGCGGCTTTCAGATAGCCCTGCACGCGCTTGAGCGTGGATGCCTGGTCGGGGCTTTGCTGGCTCGTCATCAATGCGCCATCCATGAGTTGGCTCCCTTCGGTGCGAGCTGCTGCAGCTTCTGGACTTCCGTGAGCGGCAAGGGCTTCATAGCCTCCCAGAAATGCGTATGAATCAAGGCATCGGCCAGGTTGGGACTCTTGATGCCGCGCTTGGCGAGCTTCTTCTTGGACTCGACCACGATCAGCCCGCTCTCGTTGGGGGCATAGGTGGGCGAGCCAAGCTCCTTGGCAAGCTGGGTCGCCAGGTGCTTGGGGATGCCGTCCGCGATAGCCGGCGCCTTCTCCTGGAACCACTCCCGCGAGCGCCACCACAGGCAGTCCTTGAGGCGCAGGCAGCGAGGGTCGGGGCTGCGCTCACCAGCCTGCACGCCTACCACGAACCAGTTGGCCTTCTTCTCGCGCAGCACGTAGTCTTGCAAGTTGGAGACCACGCCAGCGCCGATGCCGATCTTGTCGATGAAGAAATACAGATGCGTGGCGCCGAGCTTCTCTTCCCACTCCAGGCCGATACGGATGAACTCCCTGGCGGTCTGGGTCGGATCGGTCTTGCCCCACTCCTCGATGTGGTGGATGTTGCGGCCCTCGCGAATGACAGCCGCCGAGGGGTCCTCGCCGAACTCGCCCACGTCGCCACCGATCACCACCGCGCCGCGCTCATCCTGGTAGATCTCACGCCCAATGCAAGGGTTCACCCAGCCGATCGGGATGATGTTGCCGCGCACCGAGGCCGTGTAATCGATGTCTAGCTCCTGGGCGATGATGGCAGGGTCGGCGATCTGTTTCTTCTTCTTCTCGTACCAGGTCTCGTCCTTTTCGGGGTGATCGCGCCAGTGCAACGTGAAGACCACCACCGGAGCGTCGGGGGGCGTGGTGTCCTCACCCTGCCAATCAAAAGCCCCTTCGCTGTGCCGAAGCTCTGCGAAGGGGCCAGAGGGACCGAAGGGGGTTGAGGTGTCGTTGCGGCAAGGGGTGTTCTCGGAGAGCGAGGCGTCGATGCTCTCGGGGTTGGCGACGAAGGCGGATTCGTCCACGGTATAGCGGCGGTTACGGCCACCGCGGCCGATATTGATGCCAGCCTCTCCGGTGATCGACCCACCCGAGGGATTCCAGGGCGAGGGCGGAATCACGATGCGCATGTGGGCGGTGTCGTACTTGGGCACCATCCAGCCCGGCAGATTGTCGAGCATGTAGCGCGCTTTCCAGAAGATGCAATCCGGGTCGCCCGAGCGGTCGATCAGGTCTTCTTTGCGGCTACCGATGCCGGCCTTGTAACCGTCACGGAAGAGCCCGCCGTGCACATCGAAGCCCGTATTGAGCCATGTCACGCCCATGTCACGGGTCTTCTCGGTGATCGAGCGGATGTTGTGTGCCAGACAGAAGGCCAGAAAACGGATGTACTCCTCCTGCTTGGGGAAGAGCACGAACGGCAGCTTGGATGGGCTCTTGCGCGGGTCGTAGGTGTACGCGAAGGTGTTGAACCAGAACACCGGGTCATCCGCGCAACGGGCCATCAGCATGCGCTGCAGATCGGGGCTATGGTTGGCCGCCTCGATGAGCGCGCAACGCCTCGCTGATTCGTCGGTCAAGTTCAGAGGCACCCAATGCCCGATACTCTTCCACGCTGGGTAGAGGCTGGGCTGCGTTTCCAGTGCTGCTGCCATTTCCGTTTTCACCCCCTTTCTGCTCACCAAAGAGACCCAGGTGCTTGCCTAGGTCTTGCAGGGCCTGGTTCTTGTTCCAGAGCTTGAACTCGGTTTCGACTGTTTCGAATACCTCATCGTCCTTGCCGGTGCGGCGTGTCCGTTTGACCTTGACGCTTTGCACGGCGCGCCCGACGTCGTCTGAGGGTGCACTTGCGTCGATAACCAGGCGCCCGGCATCGTCGACGGTGTAGTGGCGCACGTCCGAGCGGGCAAGGATGCTGAACTCCTCCAGCACCTCTTGCGCTGAGAGCACGCGTGAGGCCACCACCTGACGGTGGATTTCTGCCGACACTTCGCCGTCAATCTGCCGACACTCATCTGCCCAGGCTTCAGCCTTGGCGCGCCTTTCGATGGTGCGACACGATACACCGTATTTGTCGGCAAGCTTGCGGTAGCTAGTGCCGCCCTTGAGGTATTCCGCTTTGATGCGGTTCCAGTCGGGCCCGGTGCGCTTACTCGCCACATTGATTAGGCCCCCTCAACCTTGTGAAGAGCCCAAGACTCCTTCGGACCCACGACGATGGGCCCCTCTTCTGCCGGCAGCGATTCGACACCAATTGGTGTCACGCGCACGCGCATCCCGCTCGAAAACTCTGCAATCTGCTGGTGGCAGGCCACCGCCATGCGCACCGCGGCCTCGGCCATCGTCGCGTCCATACGGTCCATCGTGTTGCCCTGAATTTGCACGGCCTGGTAGTCGCGGCCCTGGTACTTCACCGTGACGGGCTGACTGATGACCACAGGGTTTTGTGGGGGACGGCCTGCAGGCATAACACCTCCAACAAGAAACCCCCGCCGAAGCGAGGGTCTTGCGCGAACGAGGACGTGAGGAGGGCTGGTCAAGGCGAATTTGACCAATCCTTTTTGTACAACATGCACAATAACATCGTTCAGCCGAACGTTACTTGCATTGTTTCTGCACGTTTTTTGCACGCATCGCGCACGAATTCTGCACACAACGTGCACCGCGCGCTACAGAATCGCCTCCATCGCCTGGCGGGTGTCCTCATTGAGTTCGGTATGTGCGTAGATAGTGGTGGTGCTGATTTGTTCGTGCCCGAGCAGCTTCTGTATCTGGTCGATGGGCAGCCCACCGTGTAAGAGTCGAGTGGCCGCGGTGTGCCTGAACTTGTGTGGAGAGAAGCCCAGGCCATCCAGCCCGGAGCGCTTGAGCACGTTGCGCACCGTTCGCCATACCGTGTCGTAAGTGAGCGGTTTGGTCTCCCCGTAATGCAGCAGCACACGGCCAACGCCCGTGGGATGCTCGGCCTTGTAGCGGGTCAGCAACTCCACCAGAGCGCTGGGCATCGGAATCTTTCGCTCTTTGTCGCCCTTGCCGATGACCGCCAGCTCGGCACCGGCCAGGTTCACCCGCTCCCATGTGAGCCCCACCAACTCGCCCGCGCGCATGCCCGTGTAGTAGAGCGTCTTCACGATCACCGCCTCACGGAACGCCAACGGGGAATCTTCCGAGATCACCGCGAAGAGCTGGCCGATTTGCTCCTCGGTCATATGGATGGGCAACCGCTTGGGCTTTCGCGGCGACTCCAGGTCCGCTGTGGGTCCTCCATCGGAGAGCCCTTTGCGGGCCGCCCACTTAAAGAAACAGCGCAGGCTTGCGTGCATCTTCTGGATGTAGGCCGCGGCAAAGTCACGGCTCGCCACCTCGGCTGCCCAGGCATTCACGTTGTCTCGGCTCGCTCGAGAGAGGGGCACCGCCATGGCCGATTCGATGATGCGCAGTATGGAGCGGTAGTTACTGACAGTCCGGCGGCTATACCGCTTGGCTTCCAGGTAGTCCAGGAAAGCATCCACATGGGGGTCGGGGTGGAACGGAATCACGGTGACCGCCCCTGGCCGGCGGGCGCGTAAGCGCTCGATGCGCCTTGGCTTGTGAGTCTGCATAGTCCTCACCTCCTGCGCTTACGATAACTAGAATTTTTGTTCGGATGGGCCAGATTCAAACATCCGTTGAGGGGTGAGAAGCTAGCGCCCGCCCAGTGTTGGGGCGTTGCCGGCTGGATGGTCTGCGCTCTCGTAGGCCGTCAGCTTGGCCTGTAGTTCGTCAATGATAGCCAGGGCCTCGCCGAGCACCTCGTAAGCTATCTGCTGTTCCTCGTTGTGGGCGTTCTTCATCAGCGCACGCATAAACTGTCGTTGCGTTGGCTCGATCAACTGCTCGCGAGCAGCCTCACGGTCCAGCGCAAGACGTGGGTAGATCCTCACCTCGTCCATGCTGGCATCACGCCAAACATAGGCCGCGCCGCCTGGGTTGATCTCAAACAGCGCGTCCTGCCCGAAGTAGATGTTGCGATTGCTCACCGGCTCGTCGCCTTCAAGATACGCTCGAACGCGTCTGTTAAGGTCTCCTAGATTCATGCTCTCCTCCGTGCTCTAAAAGCTGGCGCCTGGAAAGAATATCCAGCTGCGCTCGGTGTCCAGTGGTGGCCGCTGAGGCTTCGGGGCGTCCATTTCCTCGAGGAGCTTCTTGGTCCGCTCCAGGCGCTCTCGCCAGGCCTTGGTATGGTCGTGTTCGGCATCTGCGGGGGTTGATTCGTAGCGGCCACCAAACCACCACGGCTCGCAGCCCTTCCAGTTGTTCTTGACCTCGCGCAGGCCCACGGACCACCCGAGCTCCCAGATGGTCTTGCACCCGTCGCACTGGACGGCATACACAAACTCGCCGTCGATGTGGCCGTGCTCGCCACACTTGGGGCACGTCACGTCCATGCAGACGTCGGTGCCCTTCCACTGAATGAAGGTGTAGCCGTCGCCGGGCTGGTGGGTGTCCTTTGCGTGCAACTTCCGCTCAGCGTCGAGCGCTCTGGTGCGCCAATACTCGCGCTCTTTGTCGCGTTCGGCGTTGTATTGCTTCATTCGCTCCTCGCTCCCGATGCTTGTCTGAGTCAAACCATGATGTGGTCATGGTTTCAGCCTGGTTGAGTGCTTGCGGTGATTTGGTCAATCGTCCCCTGCGCCAAAGTAGGCTTCGTGGAAGTCTGCGCAGTCCCGGCATAGGTCGAACAGTTCTTTGGGATCGTCGGTCCACGCCTTGTACCTATCGCCACAATCCGAGCAGGTCATCTGCGTGAGCCCCACGGTCACATCGAGTTGCAGGCTTGGTGTTTGCTCCACTCGTTCATCCTCCGCTTGTTTCTTTTCTCTCGCCCTGCGCGTTGGGCGGGGCGTCCGTTGTGTTTGGGAGTTGGCTCGCCTACCCTCTGAATGGAGGGCAACGCCATGGAGATCTGCGAATACCTCACCGGGGCCGACGGCCTGAACCACATCGTCTTGCTGGGGCACCAGACGCTCTGCAAGGTGACTTCAATCAGGTGGGCACCCTGCGATCCCGACGGCCCCACGTGCCCCGATTGCCTGGCCGCCTATGAGGCTGCGCTGACACCCGGGCCGCTCGGGTGAATCATCCTCCGGTTCTCACCCACCAAGCTCAGGTGCATCGCCTGAGGGCGGGTTCATCTTTCGCTCAAGGTTTTCCAGAGCCTCCGCCGCAATACCAGCAATGCGCTCTTTTTCGGCTTGCACAGTGTTTCGAGAGACAACCCACCCGCCCCAATCCCACTCGACAATCGAGCCGTCATCAAAGCGAATTTCTTTTGCACCGGGGAGCCCTAGCGCCTCTCGCTGAAGGTTCTTCCCTTCAGCCTCCAGCCGACGAACAACAGCAAGGGCTTGTGAGATTTCAGACATAAATACTTCCTCCTCCCCTTAGTTTAACTCTCGCTGATTGGGTTCATCACCTCGTTCTATTCAGCATGGCGTTTCCGCTTCGGCTTGGACTTGTGGACATTGGCCCGCTGGTTGCCGCGCTCGTCGGGATCGTCCAGGCCGATCAGTGCCTCAAGCGTGCAGTTGTAGACGCGCACCATCCGGCGAATCACCCACAGCGGCGGCTCTATTTCCCCGGCGTCGTAGCGGTAAATCTGCCGGTCATCAACTGGGATCGCCTCGCAGGCTTCGGCGCGAGAGAGGCCCGCGCGACGGCGCATCGCTTCGTAACGGGTGCGTGGCGGTCGGCTCAAGTCCTCGCCGCGTCGGCTTGGGTCTTTGCGCTCACGGTCGTATGCTTCGACGGCCTGCATAGTGAAACCGATAACGCGGCGGTTTCCGCGCTCCACGGTTGCGTCGGGCACCAACCGCCCCCGGCTCATCGTGACGTACAAGGATGCCACTTTGACGCCCAGGCGCTCGGCAGCTTCCTCGATCGTCAAGACCTCTTGGCTCATGCGATCATTCCTCGTTCCTACGAATCGATCGGCTCGCCGTACTTGCGCGGAGGGTCGGAATAGTAGCCGTCGAACTCCTCCTGCGCATCGTGTTCGCCACCGAGATTATGCGCGAGGAAGCTACAGGCGGACCACAGCGCGTCTTGCAGCCGTTCGTTTTCGGCCCGTAGGTTCTCCACGTCAGCGCCGCAATCACACACCGGGCGCTGGGGCTTCGGGGCGTTCAGGGCGCAGCGATTGAAAGCGGCCTCCCAGGCAGTCATTTTGCAGGTCTTGTCGTGCTGCTTCATTCGTTCATTCACCTCTTCTTACGAGACAGGGGCACATGACGCGAGGTGGACATGTGGGCCTGAACGCCAGCCGCCAACACCTCCCCGTCACGTCCAACTCCCAGGGCTATCGAAACCAGGCGGCCATCTGGTAGATCGCCTACGAAGTTCCAGAGATTGGCGTCATTGGCCTTCATGGCCTTGAGAATGTCGGCGATGGTGACGTTCAGCATTCCTTCTGTCGATGCTGGCAGCTCACTGGTTTTGCACATTTGTCTCTCTCCCTTACTTCTTCTCTTGAACGAGCGTCAGCTCGTCCTCCTCGAACATCCAGGCCCACTTAGACAACGCCTTCGGCTTCCAAATTTGCACCTTGTACCGATAGACTCCGGGCTTGGGTTGATGCACCTCGATCACGTAGCCTTCGCCAGCCGGGCGGTTGGCCGATTTCTTCCATTTCACGTGGCCGCGCCCGAATGGCGAAAATTTGGGCCGTGGTTCACTCATACGTTCATCTAAGCCTTCTTACGAGCCTGGCTGGCGTCTCGGGCGGCCTTAGCCTTGTCCAATTCTGCCGCCGCCTCAAGAAGGTATTGCGCAAGCCACTGGGCCTCATCGGGAAGCAGCGAGATCGAATGCTCTTCAACGTCGCCAGGTTCGTCAATGTCATAGCTGCGCTTCGTGACGCGGACACCGATCAGCGTGGTTTCAACCACTACGGCCTTGAATCCGTCCGCTTCTTCAAGGGCCCATTGAATCTTTCTGGGAAGCATCTTGTCTCCTTCGTTTTAGTGGATGCTTGTATCGGCAGACGCCTTCTGCACTTCGCCGCAGAATATCTGCCACGTTTCCGGCTCACTTTCGGCCAGCTCGGGATTGCCATCCAGCACCATTTCGATGTGGGCGCCGAAGTTCTCGTAAATCCAACGCATCACGTTCAGGTAGTCACGATTGGCGAAGTTCAGCATCTCAACCATGTCCAGCAGGTACGGCACGTCATCTCGGGCGTGAGCTATAAACTCCGCGTTGGCGAGCTTTTGCTCATACGGCAACTTGATCATGCTGGTGACGCCGGCAATCGGTTGCGCCGTCTCGCGCTGGTCGATCCTCAAGCCTTCCCCGCGTGCTGTCCCAGTCCTGTGAGGTTGAAGGAAGGCACCCCAAGGGCCAGCCGATGCAGCTTTAGCCCTAGCTTCAATATCTTGTAACCGTCCCATCGGACGCTCCTTTCGACAATCTAGGGATTCTTACGAGCCAAACAGGCTCAACTGTTGGGGTCTACCGGATACCCAGATGGCCTCAACGGCGGGCCGGTCCTTCCGGGTGGTTCTGATGGTCGCCAGCGTCTCGAACGGTAGCCAGTCGGCGCCGCCTGCCTCGCAGACGATCACCTGGCCGTCGCGGCCGCGAC